GGTAACTTTCTTTTCTTATCTTTCTTTTCGTCTTTTTCAGTTTCGTCTTGTTCATCTTCAACGCCTTTTTTTTGTGCGTCTTTTGCTGAATTGATTTCTTCTTCAAAAGATTTAAAAGATTTTAATTCTTTAGCATTTTTTTGTAATACTAGTTTCTTTTTATCAACATCTTCAACTTGTATTTCGCTGTCAATATTGTTTGCTGGTGTGATTTCATTTAACCATGCTTTTTCTACACCACCATCTTCCATTTCATATTGTACATAATTTGGTCCACGTTTAATAATCTTACCAACATTTCCATTGTTATTGTTTTCAACCATATCACCCATATTAAATACTTCATTGTTGTGATAGTTTTCTCTTATCATTCTTAATTCATCATCTTCTGGTGCCATCGCCTCATTCACTCCCATACCTTTTTTTAAGTCTTTAAATAATTTCATAGCGTCCTTCTCCTTGGTGCCTTTTATAAGTCCTTGTTTGAAACTGTTGTAGTCATTGTTCATTGCAAATTCTCTCATCTTACTAGCGCTCATTCCTGTAGCACCAGTAGCGTCTGGATCTCTTTCACCTGCACTCACTACTTCCGTTGTATCAAAGTTATAGTCCTTACCGTTATACTGTTTAATTAGCCTTTTAAATTCTGCGACCCTATCACTACCTGCAACCATATAAACATCTGTGTATTTTTTATCAAATCTATTTTTCAATATTTCCATGAATGTACGTTCACTTCCAATTGCTGGTAGTATCTTTATGCCACGTGGATATACTTTTTTTAAGTAATCAACTTTTTGTTTTACTGTCAAGGGATTTTTTCTTTTATCCTGACTTGCACTTACATATAGCACGGGTAGGCCTTTAACCCTTTTTGCTATAGTAATAATTCTTTCTATAAGTTTTTGGTGTCCTATTGTAGGTGGATTTAATCTACCAAATGCAAATACTACAGGTTTTGATCTACCTGTATTCTTTTTAAGTAATTCACTAATTGTTTTCATTTGGTATCCTTACTTTTAATAATGGTTTATCGTTGATTGTAATATCACCTTTTTCATTCTTGCCTATCTTCTTTACTTTGATAGATTTGTTTTTAAACTTACCACCTTTTACAACATCACCAACTTTGATTGGTATGTTGATATCTTCTTTTACTTGTCTTTTTTCTAATTCATGTCTTAACCAATTTTTTGCTACATGATTACCTATAGGTCTTTTTACTATTTTACGAACCATCTTATAAGATTTATCTAGCACGTTTTCATTTGCTTTATTATTATCAATAACAATAAAATTTTTCATACCAAACATTCTTTGTAATCTACCCATATTTTGTTGTATTTGTTTGTGACTTTTTTTCACAACATCTATTGGTACTGTTCTATCTCTAGCAGCATTTCTTGCCAATGCAACTTCTAAACTTGTATTTACAAATATCATATAACAATCATAACCTAATCTTTTTAATGCACTTACACCTGTCTCTATTTTATTTACGTCTCTAGCTGTACTATCAATAACTAGACCTAATCTACCCATGATATATAAGTCTAATCTTTTTGCTGTTAATTGTTTAGACCTTGATCGTATTGCGTCTCTTTCTTTTTCTTGACTTGCTGGCATATCTAAAGATAAACCTGCTTTCTTTAATGCAATTTCAAAAGCGGTATCTGAATTTACATTTTTTAAACCAAGACCAGGTGTTATTCTACTTGTCACATATGACTTACCTGAACCAGGACCACCTGCAAGAAAAAATGCCTTGAAGATACCTGGGTCGTATAAACCTTCTTGTATGATAAATCTTTCCATTAACCTTTTTCCCAATTCTTTGCAGCTGTAAAGTTTTGAATACTAAACTCTAATCTATCTACAAGTTTTACTGCTTTACCTTTTTTATCTACTGCAACATAACCTTCTGGGTTTGTTGCTTGTAATCCATTTGCTGTTCTTTTAAATGTACCAATACTTTTTGCCTTGTTTAGTTTTGATATAATTACACCTTTTGCTGTCTGTAATGTTTTATATGTAGCACATGCAAAGTAAACACTTTCATTATGATTGTCAATAAATTTTAAACCTGTATCTTGTATTACTTGATATTTTTCTTTTGACTTTTCTGTTTTTACTCTATCTATTTCTTTTTGTGTTCTTTCTTTATAAAACTCTCTAAACTTACTTGCTGTTTCTTTTGTGCTTGGCAAATCACTTGCAGCACGAATGAAACTATTTAAATATGTTTTTAATTGTACACCTACAGATAAAGTATTCTTTTCTGTTTTTACTTTATTTAATAATTCTTTTGATTTCTTTAATGAACCTGACGCCATATTAATAGTCTTTTGTAATTGTTGACTTTCACCTATTGTCATCAATGCATTACCTGATACATCTTTATAACTTGCGTCATCATACCAAACGTTAGGTGTTCTTCTTAGTTTAGAAACATTAGCACCAAACTTAGCATTTAGTTTATCAAAACTTCTACCTTTGTATGTTGTATGAAATATTATACCTAGTTTACTTCTTGATATCTTTTTACCAAATGGTGTATTCTCTGGTACCATATAAACAATAGTATTTGGTTGAAATGAAATCATTGCTTCTTGTTTACCTGAAGGATCTTTATATGCTGTTTTCTTTTTTGTTGAATTAGTAAACATTAAATCACCTTGTAGTATTTCTTTCATACCTAAACCAGAGAGATATTGTAAACACTCTCTTAAAATATTTGCAACAGGTCCTTCGTGATTGTTTCTTATATCTTGTATTGTATAATTTACTTTAGGTGTTTTATTAAATACTGATTTTGTGCCTACAAAAAATTTACCATTCTCAGGACTTGGACCACAAACTATTGCTGGTGCGCCATCCCATTTTGTAGTGACATTTACTTTACTTGTACTATTACCTGCCAACATACCATTTAATGCTTCTAAAAAAGCAATAGCATTTTTGCCACCTTCAAAACCATTATTGATGATATCATCTTCTAAATGTTCTAGGTGTGTATTTTTATCTTCGTTTAATAGTTCCATTAGAATTTTATAAACCTCTTTACTGATACATCAGGTATCATACCTAAAAATTTAAGCATTTTATCTACACCTGCTTGTATAAAACTTTTTGCTTTATCTACTACTTTATTAAATACTGATTTTACTTTTGTTTTAATTACATCAATGATACCTTCATCTAAATTACCATACCATTCTTTTGAGTAATCTTCTTTTTCCCCTGCCATGCTATCTACAATTAATGATACTACTGACCAAAAATTATATTCACCTGTTTTTTCACCACCTACTTTTCTTGAACTCGTTTTAAATCTTGCTTGTAGTTTCATAGCGTCTGCAATCTTTTTACAATAAGCGTCATCATTAACACTTTCTATTTTAACTTTAGTTCCTGCATGATTAGCCACAACCATAAACTCAGCTGCACTATTACTTGCACGACCATATTTTTCATAACCAGACATTGCTTCTCGAGCAAATGCAACTTTAAATTTTTCTGACTTTTCAAATAAACTACCTAATTCTGCCATACACTCTTTATGAGCTTTCTCTGCTTTATTTACTACAGGATTATCACCTTTTTTAATTATAGGTCTTAATTGACCTGGTGCTACTGTGCTAGTAACAAATTTATTGAACACAGCATTTGTCTTTTTAAACTGTTGTGATTTTTTCAATGCAGGTGTTGATTTCAATGCAGCATAAAATGTTGCTGTGCTTTCTGCCTTGCCACCTGACATTAATTGTGCCATACCTATCTTTAATGATAGTCTTTGTTTACCTATGAGTATATCTGTTTTAGGAGTGGTGTCTGTTGCACCATATAACTTCCAGAACGGAGTTAGTTTTGATTTAGCACGACCATATTGTTCTGCCTTAGCATTCTTGTTACCAAATCTTTTTGCGATTGCAGCTGCAATAAGTTCACCTGACTTTAACGCTGCCTTATTTTTTTGCAACATTTTATAGACATCAGCATTAATACCAGAAGACGCAAGGTCAAGTTTCTTGCCATTATTCTTATGCCAACCAATAACTATGGCTGCTTCGTAGTCCTCTGCTTTTAGTTTCTGTTCCTGTAAATCTACAGGTTCGTCTATGAAATCTATAAATCCCTTCATCATTACTCCCATTTATATACTAAAATAACTATTTAGTCAAGGAGAAACTTGGGAATACCACCATTTACCTTCCATATTTGATTTTTATTGTGCCAATCTGCAAATTCTTTTGCTTTCTCTCTAAATTCAAAGACTTTAACAACCATAGGCTTACTGTGTAGAGAACAAATGCCTTGCACTACTTCAAAAATATATTTCTTGTTTTTCTTTCTAGTTTTAACAGTATATTCTAGATTAGAATTGGAAGTCTTGGAACTTCTTGTATTTTTCCTCGGCGCTTTCTTCTTGCGTTTCTTTAAGGTTATGTTCGACATATTTGGTCTCCTGTGGTTGTATTAAGTTTTGTGCTTGTTGTTCAATATCAAACAGTTTCATTCTTGTACGGTCTACACCAATCATAAACTTTCTATTCATGGTTGGATCGTTATATCTGTTCTTTAATTGTTTGACAAGCATTTGCCCTGCCTTTTCTAGTTCTTCACTAGAGATCAACGCAAACATAAAGTCTGCTGTTGCTGGAAGCCCGAAAGATTCAGAAGTATCTTCTAAACCTATGTCTGTTGAAACGAAACCTGATCTGGTCGTTTGTGTTGCCGTCACAATAGGCACATCTAATTCTACAGCCAAACCTCTTAGTTCTTCAGCAATTGCTTTGATATAGGTATAACTGTTAATATTAGAACCTGCCTTAAATCTTGATGAGGCACATATATTAATATAATCAATAAAAATAATATCTGGCTTGAAAGTTCTTTTCAATGCCAATTCATTTACTAAGGCACGATAATGATTTGCACCTGCACTAGCAGTTGGATACTCTTTAATAATTAGTGTGCCAGTAGTTTTAGATTGTAGTTGTGTAATCTTATCATTGAATAATTTTTTATTCAACATATGTAAATCTTCCATAGAAATATTAAGTAAGTTTGCGTCTATTCTTTCAGCAATTCTTTCCTCTGCCATTTCCATAGTGATATACAAAACATTTTTGTTTTGTGCCAATGCACTTGCAGCTTGATGACACATGAATAAAGTTTTACCAACACCAGTGCCTGCCAATGCAACATTGAGAGTTTTAGTTGGTAAACCACCTTTTGTGACTTTGTTGAAATAGTCTAGATCAAAAGGTATTTTAGTTTCTCTTTTATGGTAGTAGTCAAATCTTTTTTCTATGTCAAGTAAATAATCATGACCCACAGCGTTATCGAAACTAACAGACAGAGCGTCACGGAGTATTTCTGGTATTGCTTCTTGCGTGTGTTTTTTATCTTTTCCATCTAATATATGTATGCCTTCCATAACTGCATTATGAACAGCACGATCTTTACAAAATTTTTCTGTGGTATTGACTAACCATTCTAGGTCAACATCTTCAGGATTAAGAGAAGTTATGAGAGATACTATTTGTTTATATTCATCTTCATTTAGGTCTTTACGTTTACCAAGGTCTATTTGTAGAGTTTCTTTTGTAGGTCGTTTATTATATTGAGAAATAAACTTTTGTATTTCTGTAAATACTACACGCTCACTACGATCTTGAAAATACTCTGGTTTAAGAAAAGGTAAAACTTTTCTTGTATAGTCTTCGTTATGTATTAGATTCCTGAGAGCTGTTCTCTCTATCTTCTCCGCTGTTACCATCTTTATCCTTTTCTATTTCAATAGTTAATATATCACCAATTGTGTTAATAAAGTTATTTGATTTTGTATCCACATCATTAGGATTTTCGTGAACATCATACTCAAACTTCAATCTTAACTTTTCGTCTTCTTCAATAGGCTTTACCTTTCCGTAAGTATATACAATATCTCTGTATTCACCATCAATGATTTGAAAACCTGTTTGTTCAAATCTTGGGTGTTCAACATAACTATACTTCGGGATTGCCATATGAATATTCTTTTTTAGCCGCTTCGTCTATTTGTTGTAATATATCATCTGTAAAATATTTTTCAGGTTCATTGTAAATAGTTTTTGCATATTGTTTTGAACCATCTGGTAATTCTATTCTTGTTGATACTTGTTTAAAGATACCATGCTTAGTTGCTAAGTCTAGTAAACCGTAATATTTATCTAAACCAGTTTCGTATCGTAATCTTACATCAACCATCATGTTCTCTTTTGATAATCTGGACTTTTGTGTTTTACAATGTATTATATTACCAATAACCTCTGTACCATCTTTTTCTTTTTTCTTTGAGAGATACACAATTGTTGAGGCAGCATATTTCAAACCAGAACCACCACCCATTTCTTTTGTAGGCATATATGCACCCACAACATCATAAGTGTGATTAGTAATAACCATTGGAACTTTTGCACGACCTAGTTTTAAAGTTAACACTCTAAACGCAGCCTTTAATACTTGAGCCCTAGTCATATCTCTAGTTTCTTTACCATCTGCTGTATCTTCAACCTCTTTAGTAGTTGATAACATACCTAAACTATCTAAGACTAATAACAATGGTTTTCTATCTGCTTCATTTTGTTCAATGTATTTGTCTAGTACAGTTAGAGATTGTGTTCTAAATTCTTGTACAGTAGTCACTGGCATGATAACCATACGTTCACTATCAATACCTCTGTCTTCAATTAATTGTTTTGTTAATGCACTTTCACTTTCAAAATAGATCACACCTGCGTCAGGATTATTATCTAAGAATGATTTACACATACCTAGTACAAAGAAAGTTTTACCTGTTGCACTTTCACCTGCCAATGCTGTAATTTTGTTTGATGGTATACCACCATGAATACTACCAGACAATAAAGCATTAAAGTGATATGAACCTGTATCAATAAAGGTATCTACATCACCTGCTTCAACACCTTCACTTACAAGTGAAGCATATTCGTTTCCTGTTTCTTTAATTATCTGTTTTAGAAAGTCCGGCATTATCATTCTCCTTTTGTGTTTTTTGTATCATGTATTTTAATTTTTCATATATTAATCCAACGGTGGTACATTCTTCAGGACGTATAGCACCTCTTTGTAAAGACGCTTGTATTATCTTTACCATTGTATTATAATCTGCAACCGTAAGATTTTGTTTATTCATTTGTTCTAAAAGTTCTTTCATTATATCAGGTCTCCTATAATTTGTCAAGGACTTTCTCATATATAGAATCCGCTATTGCTTTCAT